CTGCCATTTTCAGAGTAAATCCACTAAATCGTACTGGTTATGCTGAAAAACAGCAGGAAGGTGCCTTCTAGGACGTTCTAGGAAATCATAGAAAATCAATCGTACTATCTGTAAAAATCTATAAAATACTGTTGACATGAAAAAATAAAATGATAATGTGTATTCACATTGAAACGATGATTGGTGATTATAATGAGTGACGAAATTAAGTTTATTTTAATTGTAGGTTGTGCGTTTTCATTTGTAATTGCAGTTGATAGAATTACAGAAGTACATAAGACTTATGTTATCGCTAATTCTACTAACCCTATAGCAACAGCGTGTGCTATTGACAGTGGTAAAATTAGAGAGTCACAAATGTGTGTGATGTCAGCAAAACACGGAGATTCTGAAAAATAATCGGATGTGTTTATTCTAGGTACTACATATCCGAAAGCCTTTGTGCTGTAAGTACAATGATTGTTTTACAGTGACAAACACGGACGGCAACCGTGACCTTGTAGAATTTAACAATTAGTGAATTACAGCGACATAATGTAATGGATAACAATTGTTCAGATTTCACTGTTAAATTCTACTTTATAAATTTCTGGTGGTAGTTTAGTGGTTAAAACATTTATCAAGACATGGTTGAATACGTCAGTTCGAATCTGACCTGCTGGAAATTAAAAATTATTTGGTTAGCTTAATGGATAAAGCATCAGCCTTCTAAGCTGAAGTATGTAGGTTCGAGTCCTATACCAAATACCAAATAACAAACACCAAATATAAAATTGAAAACGAGTATTAACACGGCCTACCTAATCAATCTTAAATGCTGGGTTGATTCTGGTAGGTTTTTTATTATGTGCGTTAAATAAACATAAGGAGAATCTTATGCCTAAAGGAGTAAGAGGGTTTAAGAGTGGTTCTGAATGGAAAGGTAACTCACTCGGTAGACCTAAATCTACATTACCTAAGAAACAAAAAACTAAACGTGAACAAGGTGAAAATGACTTATATTCAATTCTAAGACGATTAAAACCATTAAATACAAAAGCAATCTTAAAACTTGAAGACGTACTTAATTCAGATAAATCTTCTGAAGCTGGTAAGATTAAAGTAGCAGCGTTTATTATGAGAGAAACACAAAATTTAATAAATCAATTGTATATTGAGACAATTGAAGAAAATGTTGACGATGATGATGAAGACAATGATGGTTATTCTGGAAGCAACATTGCTATCTTTTCTCCAACTGTTAAGGTGGGATGATGACAAAACAGAATAAAAAAAGAGAAAGACAAGTAATTTCACCGGCTTCAATATCACAAGAATTATTTATTAACAGTGATGCTGATATTACAATTGCTTCAGGTAGTGCTGGTAGTAGTAAGTCTTATTCTATTTTATTAAGATTTATTAAATATATAAATAATCCAGGTACTAGAGGTATTATCTTTCGTAGAACATCAACTCAATTATCATTACCTTCTGGTTTATGGGAACAAGCTCAATTATTATATCCTTTACTAGACCCTAAGCTAAAAATAAGACAGAACGAAAAAGAGATTAGATTTTCATCTGGAGCTAAATTGAAATTTAGTCACTTTGAAAATGAAGCTGCTAAGATTAAATTAAAAGGATTACAGGCTGATTTTATTGCATTCGATGAAGCAACTGAATTTAGTGAAGAAATGATTACATATCTTTTCTCTCGAAATAGAAACAGTTTGGTTGACCATAAACCATCCATGTGTATGGCAACAAACCCTGACTACGATAGCTTCTTGAGATTGTGGATTGATTGGTGGTTAGACCCTAACACTGGCATCCCAGACCCATCTAAGCGCGGTGTTAAGCGTTACTTTGTAAGAAACAAAGGTGTGTTTGATTGGTTTGATACAAAGGAAGCTGCTGAAGAAAAATACGGTAGTGGCGAAGACAATGGTGTAATGAGTATGTGCGTAATTGGTAGCACTTGTGAAGACAATCCATACATTGATAAAAGCTATATCACTTCACTGAAAAACTTATCGTCTGTTGAGTGTGCAAGGCTTCTATATGGCTCATGGTACGCTAGAAATGAGTCTGGTGGGTATTTTAAGGCTGATTGGTTGAAACGTGTAGGAGCGCCTAATATACGCGCTATAAAACGTGTGAGGGCTTATGACTTAGCAGCTACACTTCCATCTGAAGGATATGACCCAGACTGGACTGTTGGAGTTCTTATGTCAGTTGATAAAGAACGAACGTATACGATTGAAAACGTATTACGTTTCAGAGACAGATTCATGGGTGTTGAACAACGCATTATTGAACAAGCAAAGGAAGATGGTAGGGACGTTGTAATTCTAATTCCTTTAGACTGTGGAGCATCTTCACAATCTTATGCCAAATCATTCCAAGCTAAATTAGCAGCAGAAGGATTTTACGTTAGGTTGGTTAAACCATCGTTAGGAAAGGTCACTAGATTTGCGCCATTTGCAGCAATGGCAGAAAGTGGTTCTATTGGTATAGTTGTTGACGAATGGAATACAGAATATCTTTCTGAATTAGAAGGATTTGATGGTAGTAGAAGAAAAAAGGATGACCAAGTTGATGCTACATCGGACGCATTTAATTATTTAAGACAACAAAAAACACATTCTTTTGTTGCACCTGTCCAATTTGTAAAAAACAATGAATTTATGTAGAGGTGTATATGGAAGAAAATAAAAATTATGTAAATAAAGCAACAATATCAGGTAAAACACAATTTAGTGAAATTGGTAACACTGGATTAGTTAAATATGGTGGTATTGTATATGAAGAAATGAAGTATGAATTACAATTTCCTAATTCAGTAAAAACATATAAACAAATGAGCTATGATGCTACAGTGTCAGCAGCATTGAACTTTTATGAAAGTATGATGTTGAAAAGTAGTGTTAAAGTAATTCCACCACCTAATCCAACACAAGATGACATTGATAAAGTTGAATTTATAAAACAATGTATGAATGATATGGAACATAGTTGGCAGGATTTTATTCAAGAAGTTTCTTCAATGAACACTTACGGATTTTCAATCCATGAGATTGTTTTGAGAAAACGATTAAAATCTAAAGGCAGTAAATATAACGATGGAATGATTGGATGGCGTAAACTTCCTATTCGTGGTCAAGATTCAATTTATCAATTTATTTATTCAGATGATGGAAGAGAATTAAAAGCTGTAAAACAATACACTCAAAACATTGGTGGTGTTAAATACGGTGGTAGTGACGAAGAAATCCCACGAAATAAGTTTTTATTGTTTAGACTTGGAAAACGTAAGGATAACCCATTGGGTGAGAGTCCATTAAAGTCATGTTACTTTGCATGGAAATATAAAACTGAAATTGAGAATCTTGAAAACATTGGTATTAGTCGTGATTTAGGTGGTATTCCTATTGCGTGGGTTCCTGCTGAAATTATGGTAGAAGACGCACAACCTGAAATGAAAGAACAATTCAATATGTGGAAACGAATTGTTGCTAACATTCAAGCAAACCAACAGGCAGGCTTAGTTCTACCTAACGTGTATGACGAAATTACTAAACAGAAATTATACAACTTTGAATTACTTTCAAATAGTGGTGGTAAGGCTTATAACACAAGCGATATTAAAAACTACTATGTTAATAGTATTCTAACGGCATTGGCTGCCGATGTGTTGATATTGGGTCAAGGTGGTGGTGGTAGCTACGCTCTATCTAGTATCAAAGGAAGTATGACAATGGTAGCGATTGAAAGTAAGTTGAAAGAAATTTCAAACGTAGTAAATCATCACTTAATTCCCCTCACTGCTGAACGTAACGGATGGGACTTATCACGTCTGCCACAAATCGAATTTGAAGATTTAGAATCACAGTCATTAGAAGACTTGAGTAAGTTTATTCAACGTATTTCTTCTGTAGGGTTGATGCCTGTTACACACGACGTTGTGAATAAGATTCTTTCAAATATGGGATTAGAAAAACTTCCAGAAGACGCTGATTTAGAATCAATACTAACACCATCTACAACTAGAGCTGGTGATGGATTCAAAACAGCAGGTGAAGGTACATCTACTTCTGTAAATGGTACAGATTCAAGTAGTATGAATTTAGAAAATAACGCATAAAGGTGGTGACTGAATGCCTTATACAATGTTAAATCTTCCTAACGCAATTAAAAAGAAGAGTAATAAAGAAAAAGAAGTGTTTATTGCAGCATTTAACTCTACTTATAAAAATACAAATAGTGAACAACAATCTTGGATTGCTGCTATCGGAGCCATGAAGAATGTTGCACCAAAGACGATTAAGAAAAGTATTGTTCCAGATGCTGATACGATAAAAAATTATAAACAGTCTGATAATGTGGAGAGTGAAGAATGTCTTTAATGTATGGTGTCAGTGGAAATGGCACATTAGATGAATTGCGCGTAATTCGTACAGATGAAACAGGTGCTATTGTAATTGCCAATCCAACAGGAAGCGGTGGTGGTGAAGTTAGTGCAAATGGTTTAACAGACACTCAATTGAGAGCTAGTCCTGTTGCTGTAATTGACACACCTACTGTAGCAAAACTAGAAGAATTACGAGTACAATTGACAACATTGTTAGGTGACACAAGTAGCATTGAAACACTACAGTCAAATACTAACAATCTTATTGAATTAACAAACCAATATGTTGATAACATCGAGTCTTTGGTTGTTACGTTAAACGAAAATACAGACGGTATCGAACCATTACTTTCTACAATTCAAGGTTATGTGAATTTAGTAGAACCGTTGCTTGAAGACATTAAACAACTTCTAATTTTGGACGGAGACAACAAACAAGATATTTCTTTGGGTGTTGTCAGTATTGAATCAAAACTTACTGAATTAAATTCGATGTTGAATACGTCAATTGCTGAATTGAATACGTCAATTAACAATTCAATTAGCAATACAAATACATTACTTACAACAACAAACACGCTGCTGAACGATGTAGACGATTCAATCATTGCGTTGAACGATACAGTAAGTTCAATTATTCCAATTGGTAGTCTTCCTTCTACACAAAGTGTTTCTGTTGTGTTTGCTTCAGATATGCCTAATATTGAAGTGAGTGTTGGTAGTCTTACATTTGACGGTGTTGCTCAAGATTCTAGTGTACAAGCTATCAACAACACGTTGTATGCACGTCTTCCATCATCATTGGGTAGTATGCCTTCAGAAGGCTCTATTAGCGTCACTATGGCTCAAGATGAAGGACTGGCTACAGACGTAGCTGTTGTAGCTGTAAAGACTGCTGTAGAGCAAAATAAAGCGGTTTTAGACGATGTTTTGCTATCATCTAATGCAATCTTGTCTAAGATGGAAAGTAGTGTTCCAGGATTAGGACAATCCGTTTCATCTACTAGCGTCCCAGTTGTGATTGCTTCTGATAGTGTTGTTACTGTTGATGTTACTGGTATTGAATCGTTAGCTACAGAATCAACATTAAATTCTGTAAAAGCTAAATTAAATTCTAGCTTGAACACATTAGGTCAACACGATAATTCAGGAAGTATTTCTGTTGTGTTATCAAGTGAACAATCTGCTGTAGATGTTAATGTTAATAACATTGGAACATTAGCTAAAGATTCTACATTGCAAACAATGTCAGATAAGATTCCAACATTGGGTCAAAAGAATAAAGCTGGAAGTCTTCCTGTCACAATTGCAAGTGATAACGGGTTGGCTACAGAATCAACATTGGCTGCTTTGTCAGCTAAGATTCCATCATTAGGACAAAAGGATTCTGCTAATAGTATTCCTGTTGTATTGTCCAATGACCAAATTGCTATTTCTGTTGATATTGATAAAACTGGATTAGCTACAGATGCTAAATTGAATGTGTTAGATGGTCACATTGTTGATGTTTACAATAAACTAAACACAACACTTCCAACCATCGGTCAACACGATAATGCAGGAAGTGTGTCTGTTGTATTGTCAAACAACCATGAAACAATCAATGTTGACGTTGTTGAACTTAATTACTCTTACGAATACACATGGGATACTAATTCTAACCTTGATACAGAAACTAGAACATACAATAGCGTTAGTGAAATTAGATATTACACATGGGATAACAATAACAATTTAACGTCTATTTCACAGTGGCAAGGAGTGTAATAATTGGCTAAATTCGATGGGATTATTCCAGAACTAGCAAAGGCTGGATTTATTAAGAAAGTAAATGACCTAAGAAGTGATGTTTCTACAATTCAGCAAGATATTGTTAATCTTTCAGAATCAAACATCACTATGTTTTGGTCTAATAGTATTCCTAATGATTTAGGTATTGCTAATGAGAATCAACCATTCTCAACACAAGTGAAAGCATATTCTTTGATTGACGTTAAACCAACATATTCCGTTGTTAGTGGAAACCTACCATTAGGATTGTCAATCAATTCAATGAATGGATATATTAGTGGAACAGTTGGAAATTACGAATCAATAACACCTTGTACATTCACTGTTCAAGCATACGATGGTCATACAACAATCAATAAACAGTTTACCATCACTGTAAATGGTGTGAATGACCCTCCAACATGGATTACAGCAACAGAATTGGGTGATATGACTGAAGACTACATTAGCATTCAGTTGAGTGTTAATGACCCAGATAGCGTTCCTACATTTAGCATTGTCAGTGGTAGTCTTCCTAATGGTGTTACATTGTCATCTAGTGGTTTGATTAGCGGAAACAACCCTAGAGACAACATGACGTACACCTTCACTGTAGAAGCTACAGACGGTGATAATGCAATACAACGTGAATTTAGTTTCGTAGCGTTCAATGAAGCCCCTGTGTGGCTTACAGGAAGTGATTTAGGTGTTGTTTCAGGGTTGACGTTTAGTAGGAGTCTATCAGCTACAGACAACGATAGTGGATTATTGACGTATTCTGTTGCATCCGGTAGTGAATTGCCTAGTGGTGTTACATTATCGTCTAATGGTGTGTTAAGTGGTAGTAATCCATTATTAAACACTACGCATACTTTTGATATTGATGTTAGCGATGGTGTAAATGTTGTATCTAAAACATTTTTCTTCTATTCATATAATCAGGCACCAACATGGGTGAGTGGTCAAAGTTTAGGAAGTTTTAATACACCTACTATCAGCATCCAATTACAAGCAACAGACCCTGAAAATGAAGTGTTGTCCTATTCTGTTGTTGGTGGGAGTCTTCCTAGTGGGTTGGTGTTATCGTCTAGTGGGTTGATTAGTGGTAGTAATCCGTTTAATGGAATCACTACATCTTTCACTGTAGCTGTTAGTGATAAAGCTAATAGTGTAAACAGAGAGTTTAGTATCACTTGTGAAGTTGTTGCTGGTGAAGCTATCTATTCAACAGTTGGTAATTATTCGTTTACTGTTCCCGCTGGTGTAACAGAAGTAGATGCTTTGGTTGTTGCTGGTGCTACAGGATTTACGACATTCGATAACATTAAAGCTACTAAAGGCTCAACTACTTCAGACATTGTTGAATACAGAGCTAATACAGGCAATGTACAACTTACTGCATCTTGTTATGGTGACTATGGTTTTGTTGTTGGTAGTAGTGATGGAAACTTGTACAGAATGGAGCAAAGTGATAAATGGTTTAGAAAGTCTGTAAAAGTTCTTACATCTGGTGTTATTAAAATAATTTATATAAACAATACATATTACGCATTTGATAGTAATGGAAGAATCGCATCTAGTAACTATGGGTTAAATTGGGGTCTTTTACAAAACCTAGGTATTGGCTTATACGATGCTGCGTACAATTCAAATATATTTGTGGTTGTTGGTAGTAGTGGTGCAATTAAGTATTCAACTGATAACATGGTTACATGGCAATCTGCTGTTTCTGTATTTGGTACGTCAACCATAAACACTGTTTTGTATGGAAATGGTATTTTCGTAGCAGCAGGAGCTGGTGGTAAGGTTGCAACATCTAATAATGGTATAAATTGGACACTACAAGCATCTGGTGTTACAGATGGTTTAGGAGCTGCTTCACTTTTTGCTAATGGTAAATTTATTTTAAGTAAGGCGGATAATGCTATTACTTCAACAGATGGTATTACATGGGTTGTTGATTCGTCCATTCCAACAGCTGGTATTATGTCATACAATCCGTATTGCGGTTATATTTTCATTGGGCAATCTAACACTGTTTATAAATCAAGTGATTTAATTTCGTGGTCTAGTAAGCGAATAACACAAGAAGCATTAAGTGTTGGTCTTAAGCATGCAATCAGTTACGACAACAATAACAATTTACTTTATGCGTCTGGTTATGTTACAACACGTTCTGCTGTTTTCTTTTCAGAAGATGGTGGTAACACTATGTGGAATTTATTTACTAGACTGGAAGATGTTATAAGTTCGACTGCATCTCCTACTATCATAGCAATAGATTCTGATGGTTTTATTAGAGGTAATTCAGTTTATTCGTTTAATAAAAACGGACATGGAAAGATGGTAAGTGACAACTACAGAAATGCTATCACTGATTCGACGTCTATTGCTTGTGATTATTCTTGTAATACAATTATCATTGGTAGAAATGGAGGAAACCATCAAATTTCAACAGATGGTGGATTTTCTTTTTCGTCCATGACTTATTCAGGCGTAAACTGGAGTACAAAAACTGTTAAGTTTTATTACTATAAAGGTTATTGGTTAGCACTTGTTACTTCAGACGGAGTTTACGGTTTTTATGTTTCTTCTGATTTAGTAAATTGGACTGGATATGGTGCTTCAACTTCTGGTAACAAATACTTTAGAGTGTTAAATGACATTGCTTTTATTGATAACAACGGTGTTACTTTTTATTCAAGTGATGGAGCTACATGGAATGCTGCACCATCTGGATTTAACCCGACTGGTTATCGTGATGGTAATTACTATCAGTATAATAATACATCAACGATAAAGTATTCAGTTGGAATATCTTCCACGTTTACAACAGTGAATGTTACCAGCTTAATTGGAAATGTTGCTGGTTTATCAAGTGTAACAACTAACAAGTATGGACATTTCGTATTTGAAAATAGCACTGTTGACACTAACGCAAAAGGAATGTACATATCAAAAGACGGTGTTGTTTCATCAAGGGTTAGCAATTACCTTTCAGATTTGACAAATGTAAACGATAGGTTTTTATCAAACGGTGATTTATTTTTCAGTAACGGTTCAATTGTAGGTGAAAATTCACCATATCAGTCTTTATTAAAACCATTAAAATTTACACCTTATAATGTTTCTACTTTTGGAAATACCGAAGTGGTTTGTACAGAAAGTGGTTATGTTAGAATTAGTATATATGGACAACCTTCTTACTGGTTGAAGTTTAATGGTTGGTGCGAATCTATAGCATTAAGTGATAGAGTTGTTATTTTTACAAACAGTGGTATTTATGTTCATTACTTTAGTACAAGATTCACTGATTTTTATCCTTTCAACACTGTGTATAGTGGTCAACCTTACGGTTTTTGTATTTATGATAATAAGTATATAGTTTCTTTCTCTGGATATGTTGTTTCAGTTGATATTACAACAAGAGCTGTCACTCAAAAGATTATAACAGCATCTTACTGTTATAGAGAATTTGTAATTTTCAATGGAGAGCTGTATTGTTCATTTAACCCTATAGTCGGAGGTACTGGATATTTATATAAACTTGATATTGGCTTAAACGCTACATCAGTGCTATCAGTATTTGGAAAACTATTTGTTAAAGATTCAATTTTGTATGTGTTTGCTGATAAGATAAATAGATATGAAAGCACAGATGGAATAAACTTTGTTAATTACACAGCGCCTACACAAGGAACTTCAATAATAACAGATTTGGTGTACATGAACGGTTATTGGGTTGTTTGTTATAAAAATAATCTTAATGTGTCTACTGATTTGTATTCTTGGACACAAACAACATTTTCAGAATACAACACTGTATTATATTCAATCGGCGTTATTCCGTATCAGGATAAAAGACAGTTTTATATTTATGGCAGTAATGGTACAAAATTGTTGTTTGAAGTTGTCCATAAGGGAACAACAAACACAGACGCTACATTGCTACGTCCTTCAACAGAAGGATTTAGCTTAACCAATCCAAACAACAATGGAAACTATGGTAAATTATCAGGTGTAGCTGGATACAAGAACAACATTCCTGTAACACCAAACAGTGTTGTGAACGTGTCTGTTCCATCGTTAGACGGTGCTGTAAGAATTATATGGGGTGGTGGTAGAGAATACCCTGACAATGCTGTATAGATGTGTGGTATAGATGCAGGAGATAGAATATGAAACATGCTAATTTATGGGCTAGGAAGAATGGTGATGTTGTCGAATTATCGACATTGACAAATCCAAATGATATTTGGAAAGACGGTAATGAATTTTTCAGAGTAGAAGATAAATATCAAGAATACATTGATAACAATTCTGAATTTGATATTGAAAATAAAACAGTAGTTCCTAGTATTGTTAGTGTTGAAGAAAAACTTCTTTCAGAACTATCTAGGATTAGATGGACTATTGAAACTGGATTGTTGAATCTTCCTAATGGTCAATCAATTTCTGTTGATAGAGAATCTAGGACGATGATTAGTGATTGTTATGCTTCATTCAAAGAAGGATTCATTACAACAACTAAATTCAAAACTAACAGTGGTTGGATTGATATTGACTTTGATGCAATTACAATGATTGCTTCACTTGTTGCTAAACACGTCAATTCATGCTTCTTAGCTGAAATGAAAGTGAATGAAACAATCCTAAATCTTGATAGCGTTGACGAAATGTTGTCTATCGACCTATACACGTCTTTCAAATATGAGTATTTTGTGTTAATGGGATATTGACGCAATAGTGTTGTGTGAAGGAATGATTGTGTTCCTTCACCTTTTTCTAAAAAATCTGTTGACACGTTTACGATTGATGGTCAGAATAGTCGCACAAACAAACACGAGGGCTGTAAAAATGAAAAATTGCAAAGTGAAAATCAACAAAACTGTTAATCTTTTTGGTGGTGAAATTCGTGTCACTGAAGTTAATTTTAAGCACAACTTTGTTTGCTTGAATGACATTACTAAGAATCTTGGTAAGAAGGTCAATCTTAAAAAGTCTGACCGTCCTTCAACTTATCTCAACAGTGTGAATGGTGTTGCTGCTGTTAAGTCTTTGACCAGTAAAGGTATTACTCCTTACGTTGTCATCCGTAACGGAAATAGTGGTTTTACTTTTGCTCATAAAGATATTGCTCGTAAGTATATCAACTGGCTACCTAGTGACTACTCTGCAATTAAAGAGTTTGACAATGTTACCAAGGAACATTTGGAAGACTTTGTAAAGCAACCATTAGTTTCAAACCCTGTTACACAGAAGCCGGTTGCTGTAAAACATTCTACGAGTCTTTCCAAAGAAGATGCACTGAAAGCATTAGAAGTGCTTGAAGTGTATGTAAAGCAACATAAGAAATAACATATAATGTAACATTAAGCCCCTTAATTGGGGCTTTTTTGTTGACATTTGAAAATTAAATGTTTTAATCGAAAATTAAAAAGGAGTGATTGTATTGAGCGTTAATCATATCCCTATCATTAAATCAACTATCCCTACATTGAAACAAGCTATTTTCGTTGCATTGTCTCCAGATGAAGTAGACCTTCATGGTGACATATACAATGAAACAGAAGTTAGAAAGGCTTGTCATAATTACAACGTGTTCTGTAGAAAATCAAATCTAAAACATATTGAAGATACAACAGGATTCACTGTTGTTGAAAGTTATATCCTTCCTGTTGATTTAGTAATTAGCGAAACCTTTGTTAAAAAAGGAGCATGGATTACCGTATTACAGTTTAATAACGATGAATTATGGAACTCTGTATTGTCTGGTGAATTTAATGGAGTAAGTGTTGGGTGTAAAGCCAAAGGAGAATCTTTGTGACAGAACGTAAAGCTAAACGTAAATTAAGTGATTTCGATTTTACAGGTGAAGATGCACATCTGGCATTAGTGTCTAAAGGACAAGGTGGTGCAGCTAATGGTTATTCTACATTGTTATTGAAAGCTGCATCTACTAAGGATGACGTCACTATTGAAAAAATGCAGTCAGTAATGATTGAAATGGAATTACCAGACTTCCTTAAAAAGTTCTTCTATCTATACGATGAAGATGCTGAAGTATTGGCTTATCTGATGGGTTATCAGGAAGTTGAAACACAATCAATGGAAGATTCTGAAATGATGGGTAAGTATCAAAAGTGGATTAAAGACAATATGAATACATTTGAAGTAATGAAGTCTTTACACAATTCCAAAGGCGATGCTGACGGTGAAGACGTTATTCGTAAACTGAAAGAATTAGATGGTGAAACATTCATTGAATTGCTGAAGGCTCAAGAATCTATTGAATCTGCGATTGATGGTTATTCAATTGGACGTTCAGATACTATTCGTAAACAGAAATCTAATCAATCAAGTAATAAAAAAGAGGAACCTTTAATGAGTGTAGAAATGATTGAAAAATCAGTGTTGGTTGATGTTCAAAAGAAATTAGAAGAACAACAAGTATCATTGTTGAAAGCTAATGAAATGATTGAACAATTCAAAAAAGAAAAGTTTGAAAACATTCTAAAGCAACGTACATTGGAAATTAAAGCTGTAGTTGAAACTGATGAAAATGTTGAAGCCATCATTAAGAATGTTGGTGATATTGAAGATAGTAAATGGCAAGCTATTGTTGGTGTAATGAAGGCAATTAGTTCTGGTGAACATAAAGATGATATGTTCAATGAAGTAGGTGTTTCTAAATCTTTTGCTGATTCTGTAGAACAACAAGATGTTCTGGCACGAATGATTAAAGAAAAATATAAAGTGTAATTTAACAAGATTACACAAATAACATTCAATCAAGGAGATATAATAAAATATGACTACTATTGCTACTGACGTATATCGTCAATCAGATTGGCTTAAATTTGAATTGCATCCTGAAGTTGCATTCTCTCGTAAGAAAGTTGTTCTCACTGTAGACGCTGCCACCACATTGTTGACTGGTACTGTATTGGGTAAGGTTACTGCTACTGGTAAATATAAAGTTGCTAAAGAAGATGCAACTGATGGTAGTAAAGTAGCTGATGCTATTCTGTTCATGGATGTTCCACTTGTTGTTGGTGATAATTATGTTGTTGTAGTAAACAAATTTGCTCAAGTAAGTGATAAAGGTTTGGTATTGGATGATTCCTATAATACTGATGCTAAAAAACAAGCTGTATACGCTGCACTTGAAGCAAAAGACATTCAAGTGTTGAAAGCTCTGTAATCGTTAGCTATTAACGTCATTACAAAAATTATAATAAATAAGGAGATAATGAATGGCTAACGCTCGTTCCTTTGCTGCAAATGGTCAATTTGATGTAATTGATTTAACACAAACGCTTAATCTCATTCCAAATATGTATGGGAAGATTAACAATTCTGGTTTGTTTACTGAAGAATATATCAGTCAAGATTCTTTCCAATTTGAAATTGTTGATAACACATTTGACTTTGTTCAAGATTCATTGCGTGGTGAACGTCATAATGTAAACCGTGGTACCACTCGTTCTATCAAATCCATCTACGTTCCACATTTCACCTTAGATGATGCTATCACTGCTGCTGATGTTAAGGGTAAACGTGCATACGGTAGCGACCGTGCTGAAACCATTGACGCTGTTCGTATGCGTAAGATGGAACAGATTCGTCGCTCATGGGATGTTTCCTTTGAACGTGCTAAGTGTCAGGCATTGGTAGATGGTACTGTGTACAGTCCTAATAACACTGTAAATATCAACTGGTATGATGAATTTGGTATCACTCGTAAAGAAGTGAATTTTGCATTGAATGACCCACTTACTAACATTCTTGAAAAGATTGAAGAAGTAGTGGCTCATACTCAAGATAATCTGCTTACTGGTACAGAATTGTCTGAAGTAGTGTCTTATGTATCCCCTGAGTTCTTCAACGCTCTAATCAACCATAACACTGTACAAGAAGCCTATAAGTTCTATTCTTCTACTCAACAACCATTGCGTGACCGTCAAGGTAGTGGTGCCATGGATAGAGAATTTGTGTATGGTGGTATGCGTTTTGTTGAATATCGTACAGCTTACTCTAACGGTTATCGTGCTATTCCAGCTAAGGAAGGTCGTTCCGTACCAATGGGTATTAACGATATGTTCAAATTTGTGTATGCGCCGTCCAGCAAACTGAACATGCTGAACACTATGGCTGAAAAGCAATATCTGTTTGAATACGCTGACCAATACAATGAGAAAGTGTTGTTGCAGAGTGAATCTAATTTTGCTGCTGTATTGCGTCGTCCTGCTGCTGTAGTACGAATCTTTACTTCCTAATGTAACGTATATGGACTATCTATTTGTTTAGGTAGTCCATTTCAATTTATTTACAGGAGTGAATAATGTCTCTAACCGATGTTGAAAAAGTAAAATTGGAAATAGGTTTAATAGGCGATGCTTCAACACTGTTAAATGATACTGAAATTCAATACTTCATTGATAGCAATAAAACATTCAAATCAGCGTGTTTATCTACTGCTAAAACTGTAATGTTCATGTTGTCTCAATTCTTACATGAAAAGACGGCTGGTGAATTAGAGATTTGGGGTAATACATGGTATGAGAATTATAAAGATGCTTTGAAAATGTACATATCAAATCCATCATTTAATAGCGATAGGTTGTATGCTGCTGTATGGGCTGGTGGATTATCTAAATCTGAAATTGAAAGTTATAACAATGACCCAGATTTACAAAGAATCATCATTGAAAAAGGAATACCTACAGACTCCACTATTAGTTCGTGTGGGTTTGTATAGATGTCAAGTGTATCTAAGGTGTTTTTAGATTCTCAATTCAGAATGATAAACAGATATGGCGATGATTGTATTTACAAGCGTAATTCTGTTAGTGATGTTGTGTTTGACCTTGATACAGGAAATGTATTAGACCAAACACAAGAAGAATTTGGATTTAAGATGTTTGTATCTAAGCCTAGATTTTCAGAATTGAGTAATCCAGCAATCATTAATAAGAATTCAAGTGCTGTTTTAATAGCTGGTAAATCAATATCATTTAAGCCAGAAATAGGCGATGTTATTGTGAGTAAAGGTGTTAGTTATTCTGTTGTCAGTGTACATGCGTATAACGCATCCAATGTCGTTGCTTTGTGGAGGTTGTTATGTGTTTCGTGACAATTGCATTTAACCATGCCTAAGAAAGTAAAGATTGAAGATTTAACAAATATATTCAAGGCTGAATTAGTAAAAACTATAAATGAGGATGTTGAGGAAATAGGCAAGTCTGTAATTTCAAAGTCTCCACTTATTTACAAAACAAATTTAGGTGTTTTCAAAGGTACTGAATCTAACCCTGTAATTTATCCAAGTGGTGAAATTAACGTAGTTGGTGATTATAAAAATTCATGGTGGGTTGTTTCTAGTTTTGAAGATGAAGTCAGTGGTAGAGACCCTGACCCTACAGGATTTGATTCTATTGAAGAAGTAAATAGTTTCAAAAGAGATAACGATGAATTGAAAAACATTGTTATAACAAATGGAGTTCATTACAGTAATAAAGTTGAGGAAAACCACAAAGTAGTTGGTAATAGTAAAAAGATAGTTATTCCTTATTTAAGAGGTAAGTATAAAGTAAAATGAGTAATCAAAATAAAATTCGTTTAGCTTTGATTAAACATCTTAAATCACTAGATTCTCAATTTGAAACATCATTTCCTAATGTTAGATTCACTCCTAAACCAGATACACCTTATCAAGTTGTTTGGGTGGTTCCTAGTAAGACACTAAATCCTACATACGGTGGTTCCTATCATAGAGAGAATGGATTGTTGAGAGTGAACTTACATTACCCAGCATGGAAAGGTGAAGGTAGTGCTGTAGTGAAGGCTGAATCAATTCAGACACATTTTAGACGTGGTTTAACGATTGTAGATGGTGATGTGAAGGTTGATATTACAAATACACCTTCCATTGGTGAAGGTAGGTTAGAAGAAGATAGATGGGTTATTCCTGTAAGAGTTGAATGGATTTCACATTGTGTTTAATAAAATGAGAGGTGTTAAATGGCTTGTGTAAACATTGCTAGTGGTGTAAATAAAAGTATTTATTACAAAAAGAAAGCAGTTGGTGAGTGTTTTGGTGATTTACCTACTGTTAAAACTGGAGCTAAGACATTACGTCGTGTAACAGGTAATTTCAACCTTACTAAAGAAAATTATGACAGTGGTGAGATTCGCACTGATTATCAGGTAGTTGATAGTCGTCATGGTGTTCGTAGTGTAGATGGTAGTTTGTCTACTGAACTTTCACCATCCAGCTATGCTGATTTTATTGGTAGTACGTTGTGTAAAGATTTTACTGTAATTAAAACAGGTACTGTTGTAGTAAATCTTACAATCAGTGAACAAGTTGTTGGTTCTAAGATTTATTCACTTACTCGTACAGGTGGTAGTTTCTTAACAGAAGGTGTAAGAGTAGGTATGGTTATCAGATTGACTACCGTTACAGCGGCTAACAAATTAAGAAACTTACTTGTAATAAACGCAACAGCTACAGTGTTGACAGTAGTTGTATTGAATGGTGATACTCTAGCTACAGATAGTGTTACAACTGCATACACTATAATTGGTGGTAGTTCTTATGTCCCAACTACTGGTCACACTGATGATAGTTATACGATTGAACAAAGGTATGGTGACATTGGTCAATCAGAAGTATTTACTGGTGTTAAAGTGAATACTGTTGGTATCAGCCTGCCGGCTACTGGTTTGGTTACTGCTGAATTTGCATTCATGGGTAAAGATTTAGCTAAAGCTGATACGGCTGCTTATTTCACTTCACCATCTGCACAAACCACAACTAGAACATTTGCTTCTGTATCTGGTGCGTTGATTGTAGATGGTACTCCTATGGCGTTGATTACGTCACTGAATGTTAATATCGCACGCAATTTGACGTCTGAAGCTGTAGTTGGTAGCAATACTAAGCCTGACATTGAAGTTGGTCGTATCACTGTAGATGGTGATTTTAACACCTTGTTTGCTGACACTTCATTGGCTACTATTTTCCGTGAAGAAAAAGAAGTGTCTTTAGTAATGGCGCTTACTACTGGAAGTGAAGGTGATGCTGACTTTGTAACAATCACTCTACCACGAATCAAGATTAACTCTGATTCCAAAGATGATGGTGAAAAATCCATTGTTGCAGCAAACTCATTCAAAGCACTTAGAGGTGGTGGTGGTACTACTGGATTTGAAGACACAACAATTCAAATTTGTGATAGTACAATTACAGCATAAACATATTGACAATTAGATTTATTGTGTAAATATGACTAAAACGAATAGCAACATTGTGTTCTGTTGCTATTCAAAAAATAGAATATGATTTATCTAATTAAGTTAATAATTACGAGGTGTTTAATGTTTGATTTGAATAAAATGAATATCGCTGAATTGAGTGAGAAAGGTCACGAATTTGAGCTGAAGATTCCTGAAATTGGTACTCCTACTGGTGCATTCATTACTGTCAAAGGTGATAATTCAAACACTGTACGGAATTACACTAAGAAGCAATTCGAAGCAATGCAGAGTAAGGCTAAAATGGCGCGTAAGCGTGGTAAAGAAGTAGATGAAATCACCCTTAGCGAAGCTGAAGACATGGCTGTAGAAGCTGCTACAGTGCGATTGGTAGCGTGGCGTGGTATTGTTGAGGATGGTAAGGAAGTTAAATTCACAGAAGAGAATGTTAAGCGTATTCTTAAAGAACATCCTTGGATTCGTCAAGCTATCATGGATGAATCTGAACAACTTGCAAACTTTGTAAAATAAATTTTAAATTGCATGATGAATTACATTAAAGATTCGTTGTGTGATTTAGATGTGAAAGATGAAAGTAAATACAGCCTATCATTCTACTTGAATTACTTTGGTGAAATTACAACAGCTTCTGTTTGTGTTGTTAGTGGATATTCAAAATACTCTAAAAACAAAATTATTGAAATTGAAAGTTGTCGTTTATTTAATGAAGGAGTAAACGATATGTTTGATGATGATTTTCTGCAATGTGATAACAATAACAATATAGAAATTGCAGCAAGTAGGGTGATAGGTTGGGATGGTGTATTTGAAGATGGTAAAGAATTAGAGTGTTCCATCGAGAATGTTAAACGTGTTCTATCAGAACATGAATGGATATTAGAACAAGTAATGTTGCAATCATCTAAATTAGATAAATACATAGCGTCAATCATAGAGGATGCAATTAGATGGAGTGAATGGACATTTGCTAACAATTCAAAACAATCCGATGGTTCTACTCTTAAAGAACATATTGAAAATGCTTCAAGTAATCCGTTTGCTGGCTCAATGTTAGCTGTTAAAAATTTAGAAGATAAAATAAACGAATCCCCCATTCTTCCAGTTCAAGCGCAAATCATCTGGTCTTATTTTTTAAGATTACATGGTCAACGTAGAAGTGGAGGGATGGGGGTTTCTTGTTTATGTTATTCTGATATTTTGTCTTTTTGTAAATTACACAAAATTAAATTACATCCTTGGGAATTAGAATTGATTACTGAGTTTGATAAGAAATTCTTAATTCAAGTTCAGAAAGATATAAAATAGGAGATTAAGATGTCAGATTATTCTGTAGACGTTGGATATTCATTAGACTTATCACTGATTAGGAAAGGTGTTGAAGAATTTGATAAACTGTCAGATAAGGTTGGTGAAGTATCTAAGAAGATAGATGGTATTAGTGGTGTTGCTAAGAACATGGTGAGTTCATTATCGAATGTTTCCAATGTTATTAACACTACATTTAAATCAGCGAATGGTATTGGTGATGCTGTAGCTAATGTAGCTAAGAATGTAGACAAGATTGAAAGTTCATCTAATAAATCAAGTAAAGCTAAAAAAGCTAAGAGTGATATTGAAGCTATTTCTAATGCTAGTAAATCAGCAACAGAAAAGATTGAAAATATGATTACTAAATTCAATCTGATGTATGAAGAGTTATCGAAAGGTAGTAAGCGTAGTGAAGCTGCTGTTCTTTCTACAATCAGAATGTTAGGTGCAACAGAAGACCAGATTGTCAGAATGACAACATCGCTAACCAATGTTAGTAGTTTATTGAAAGACCCGTTTGATGACTCATTAGGTGCTATTCGTGCATTGACTAGAGAGTTCGAACAGTTATCAACAAGAACCAATCTAGCTAAAGAAGGAATAATTGCTACTAAATCTCAAATGGCTGCATTCAGTAAGATTCCTAATGAGATTAAGGCTAAATTAGAAGTTGGTGGTATTTCAACAGATAGTGTCGAAGGTGCTAAATTATTTTCTGAAATGGTGTCTTCATCACAACGCGATGCGATTGATTTAATTGTTAAAACCAATGAACTAATCAAATTAGAGAAAGAAAGGAATGAGCAAACAAAGATAAATGAAGGTTTGAATAAGACTAGAATCAAAAGAGAACTTGAGATAATAAATCTTGTCAATCTGTACAATAAATCCAAAGAAGAACAATACGCTAACGAAATGAAGTTGATGTCAGAATTCTATCGTAAACGTGAAGAACTTGAAAAGTCAATTAAATCTAATTCTGTAATCACTCCTAACAGAGAGAAAGACTTAATTAAATCTGTTAGTGATTATAAAAAAGCTAAAGAAGAACAATACGCTACAGAAATGAAGTTAATGAGAGAATACTATCGCAAAATTGAGAGATTGGATTCTGTTAGAAGAGACAACGAATTATCAAATTATAACAACTTCATAAAGTTCAAAAATGAAGAAAGAAAACGTGATGAGGATTATTACAATAGACAAATGAGTGAAATGCGTTCGTTCTATAAAGAACAAGAACGCGAAAGTAACAGAAATACTGATATTGAAGCTAAAAATTTAGCTAAATTGAAAATGAATAGAGAGAAAGACTTAATTAAATCTGTTAATGATTATAAAAAAGCTAAAGAAGAACAATACTCTGCTGAAATGAGTCTAATGAGAGAATTCTATCGTAAACGTGAAGAACTTGAAAAGTCAATTAAATCTAATTCTGTAATCACTCCTAACAGAGAGAAAGACTTAATTAAATCTGTTAGTGATTATAAAAAAGCTAAAGAAGAACAATACGCTACAGAAATGAAGTTAATGAGAGAATACTATCGCAAAATTGAGAGATTGGATTCTGTTAGAAGAGACAACGAATTATCAAATTATAACAACTTCATAAAGTTCAAAAATGAAGAGAGAAAACGTGAAGAAAACGAATATAAGAAACAAATGTCTGACATGCAATCTTTCTATAAAGAACAAGAACGTGAAAGTAAACGTGCTGAAGAATCTGCTAAACGAATAGCTAAATCTATTGAAGAAAGAAAATTACTCTTAGAAAAAGAAGTAATGCTTATCAAGGAAGGTGTTCCGTTAGATGAAGTTAAATTAAGAGCTAAACATTCTATTTTAGGTATTGATAAGTCAATTACAGATGAATTAGTCAAACAGATAAAAATTGATAAGGACTTAAATAAGCAACTAACAGATTCACATGCAGTAAAGAATAAATTGTTAAATGATGAATTGAATAAAATGCTTCTTATTTACAATGAATCTAGAAACGGATTGTCTGTTAAGGAAGCTACTCTTAAAGTAGATAGAGCTAAAAACGATGAAACAGACGATGAAAATAGAAAGTTGCAATATAGAATTACAAGACAAAAAGAATCATTACGTCTAGTTGAGCAATACGAGAACCTTGTAAATTCATCCAATCGTAGGATTGATGAAAACAAAATTATGAAACAATACAATGTTTCAAGAAGTAATGCTGGAATGTTGGTTGATATTAAAGCTACTGGTGATATTGATTTATTCAACAAATCGTTAAAAGCCGCTCAAAGTGAAATGAAAAGCACTGAAAATAGAACTAAAGGGTTAGCTACTGTTATAAGGGGATTACTACCTGCTATTGGAGCGGCTACACTTTTAGCAGTTGCGTCTCAAACTGTCCGTAAGTCAATTGAACTTGCAGATAGTTATAGATTACTGGAACAACGTGTAAAGATGACCACTAGCGTTACCAGTGATTATATGACTGTTGTTAAGGAACTTGAACATATATCAGCTAGGAACGGTGTAGCGTTAGGCGATACTGTTAAGGTGTATACAAGATTAGTTCCAGCTATGGAATCATTCAAATTACAATTCAAAGGTATTTCTGACTATTCACAAGCAGCATTAAGAGTCACCAATGCTTTCTCTTCATCACTTAAATTAAGCAATACAACAACACATGAAGCGTCTTCAGCAATGCTTCAATTCTCACAAGCAATGCAGTCTGGTAAGTTGGCTGGTGATGAATTTAGGGCTATTACAGAGGCAGCTCCAGCATTGTTAAATGCTATTGCTGAAGGTAGTGGGTACGCTAGAAGTGAACTGAAGGCTTTGAGTAGTGAAGGTAAACTTACTACTGAATTTATTTCTAATGCACTTCTTGCAGTTGAAAAGGATTTACAGAATAAGGCTGCAAAGATTCCACTGTCTATTGGTCAGTCTTTTGAAAACTTTGTGTCTAAATGGATGATTGCATCTGGTGAACTTAACAAGTCTACTGGTGTTATTGATTATATAATAAATTCAATAACAAAAATGGGAATACTGTTAGACGACATTACAAAAGGATTTAGTATTGTTGGTACCGATGTTAAAAAGTTTAATGAAGAAATTAAATATACAGGAATGACATTATCAGACTTAGTAAAGGCTGGTGTGTGGTCAGTTGGTAGTATGGCTGCTGTTGGATATGCTGCTAAAATGTTAGCTACTAAGGATTTAGCTACTCTACGAGCTGCTATTATAGGAGTAATGACAGCTAATAATTCAATGATTCTATCATTGCTTAAAAATCCATTTACTTTAATAGCAGTAGGTGTTGCAGCGGCTGTTGGTTATATGACATTTAAGTACAATGAACATCGTTCACAGATTGAAAATTCAATTGCAGCTCAAAAGAAGTTCAATGAAACAATTCGCATAACTAAGGACTCAATTGATTTATTATCAAATTCAATACCTAAGCTGAACAAGTCATGGGAAGATTTATCAAAAAATACACCAACTGTTTCAGACGCAATCAACAAAATGTTCTCACCTGAGAATTTTGATTTCAGATTACTCACTGATGAACAACGTAGAAACCTTAAAGAACAATCTGATTTAGTTATTAAGGCGTATTCAGATATTGAGTATTACAAAGGTGTTCAGCAAGGAAAAGGTTACTCCACTGAAGAACGAGCTAACGCTACTGTGAATATAAGAAGATTGCGTGACCAAATAGAATTGTACAGTAAATTACAAGATTCTATGTTTGATTCATATATTCTGAATGCTAAGTTAGATAAAGCTAAAGGTGCTTCTGAAGGTTATAACATGGAAATGTCTAAAATGAATAAAGAGATTGAATCTTATACAAAGGTTAATGCTCTTATTCGTGAAGGATTGAGCTTAAAAGAAGCCCAAAACAGAGTAAATATGATGATTTCATGGAATGAATCAAACCCTGTTCCAACACAAAAAGAATGGCAGAATCCTGAACAATTCTCTGCTGAAATGAATGTTTACAATGAGCGTAGGAATGCTGCTGAACAGGATATTCTCAATAAAACTAAAATTCTTGGAAATTTGCAAAAAGAACAAGAAAAGTTGACAGAGAAATCTAAGAAACAAAGTGGTGGTAATGGTGGTGGTAGTGGTAAATCCGATGCTGAAAAGTTTTCAGATGAAATCAAGCAGCTTGAAAAGTTAATCGAATTTACTAAGAAATATGGTGATGTTGAACGTGCAAGAAAGGCTATTATGGGAACAAGTGTTGCTGACTATGATAGATTTGTACAATTAACAAAAGAATTAGAAAATACTAAACGTGAGTTTGAAGTAGATAAAGAAATTGCAGCTACTTCTAAAATGAACGAATTGCGTAAAATTGGATATGCTGATGAACAAGCTGCTTTAATGGTTAAGTTACAGAATAACGAAATTACACAATCGTTGTATGATAAAGAAATGAATCTTTTACGATTAAAATCACAAAAAGACAACCCTTCTTCTGCTATTGACGAATTGAATAAACAAATTGATTTAATGTCAAAAGGATATTCATTAGAACAACAAACAACACTTGAAAAATATAAGCAATTCTATTTATTGCAAGGTCTGAATCAAGAAGATGCGATGTCTAATGCTGAAAATGATTTAGAAGTGTTTGTTAAGAAGAATGAAGAATTAGAAAAACTGAAAGAAACAATGACATTTGTTGATGAAATTCTTAAAAAACAACAAGGTTATCAGGTTAATCCATTTAGTGATTTACTAAATATGGATTTTAGTCAGTTTGGTGAAATCGGTAATGTGTTTGGTGGTGTGGTTGATAGTATTTCTAAGATGACAGAAGAAATGCTTAAATATCAAGATGCTATTACTGCTGTCAGTAACAGTGAAGAAAAAGTAAATGTTCTTAAAAAGTTAGCAATACAAGCTGAATTAAAAGGAATTGGTAGTGTGTTAGGCGCTACTAAAGGTTTCTTTAATGAAAAATCTAAGGCTTACAAGGCTATTACTGCTGCTGAAAAAACATATAAGGCATTTGAATTAGCTTCAACAATTATGAACTCTAAAGCTAAGATGGTAGCAATGCTTCAGGAAGGATTAGAGTTTGGTAAGTTGATTGCTATGAAAATAGCAGGGTTGTTCTTAGGAACTACTGCTGATACGGCATCCACTGCTACTGAAGTGACTAACGCTACGATAAGAGCGCAAGCAAAAGGTACGGAAAGTGTTATCAACGCTGGTAAGGATTTACCGGAGCCTTTAAGTTTTGCTGCTATGGCTGCTATGGCTGCTGCTATTGCTGCTTTAGGTGTTTCTATTGGTGGAAGTAGTGGAGGTGGTAGCAGTGTTCCTTCTAAGGCTTCATTAAGAGGTCAAGGGTTTGGTACATCGTTAGGTGTTAAAGATAAAGCATCTGAAAGCATTGTTAATTCAATATCTTCATTGGAAAACATTCAGGATAAGCATTTACATATTAGCAGCTTAATGCTTAATCAACTTGTTATGATTAAAGATGGGATTGCTGGATTCACTTCTAGTATATTCCAATTCACTCAATTAACAGGGGCTAAAGTTAAGTCGATTAAGATTCCTGAATTTAATTTGAACAATCTAGGTAATGTTGAAGTTTCTAGTAAAGCGGGTGGTGAAAGAACATCGTTCCAGTTTAATCAGGTGTTTGGTCAATTCTTAACATCGACCATTACAGATATTGTAGGTGTTATAAATAACGCTAGTGTTCTTACTGGTAATGCTGCTATTGGATTGGAAAACAGTATTATTGAGATTCCTAAAATCTATGCAAAAGGGTTGAAGAAATTAAAAGGTACAGAACTAACCGATAGACTTACAGCAATTATTGGATTGATTGGTGACACCATCACACAACAGGCATTTAGCACTGAAAAGATGTTTGTAGTCACTAAGAAATTCAATGACAGTGTGTATGGAATGCTGGATGCTGGTACATACATCACAGAAACGCAATACAACGCTCTATCAGAGCGTATGAAGCGTAATGTTGTCATATCCTATAGCACCATACTGGATGGATTCCAGATAGCAGGAGAGGGGCTTCTAGAGACCCTCACAAGGGTGTCATCTGGAGTAGATGAAGCCAATTACGAATTGAAGTTGTTAGGTATTCAGGCTATTAAATATACAGACATTATCAACAAGCAAGGTGATGTTGGTGCTGAGATTATAAAACAATCAATTCTGTTGTCTAATTCCGAACAAGGTATCAAGGATGTAATATCTACTTTAGTTGGTGGTGTTGATGATATTGTTTCTACGTTTAAGAGTTTGAATGAAGTAACAAATGGATTGATAGCAGCAGGATTATCAGCTTCAAATATCGGATTCGATATTATAAACGGAGCTGGTGGGATTGATATTCTGCAAGAAGGATTAGATAGCTTCTTTGAAGACATGCTTAATCCTATTGAAAAATACAATGAATTGTTCAGACGTACACAATCAGAATTTACTAAATTAGGGTTGTCTATACCTGCAACTGTTACAGCATTCAAAGAAATGGTTGGTGGTGTTGAGCTTTCTGGTAATAAAACACAGCTGGGGGCATTGCTGTCATTGACAGATGATTGGTGGAATCTTGTTCAAGCTCAAGAAGAAGCATTGTCTTATTCTGGAAAGAGTTTGACTGATGCTGAAGACTTGTTGAGACAAGTGTATGAAGACGAAAAGGACAAACTTGAAAACCTGATTAAGACATTCAGTGACATTGCTACAGAATTGAAGAAATACAGAGAATCCTTAGCTATGACTAATGGTATGTTGAGTCCTGAACAAAAGTTATTACTCACTCAATCAACATACAGAACTAATTTAGACAAGGCTATGACTGGTGATAGTGAAGCATTGAAGGCGATTACAACAACTTCAAAAGAATATCTTGATGCTGCTAAAGATTATTTTGCATCTGGTAGTCAATACTTTGATGTTTTCAATGAAGTAAATTCTGGATTGATGAATGCTGAGTATTTAGCTAATAACACATCTTCAATGTATTCAAGTCAATTAGATGCACTAAAACAGTTGGTTGGTGGGTATATTGACATTAGTGAAAACACTACAACAATTCAAGATGCCATTGCTCAATTCTTGTATGCTCAATCTGTATCAGCTAACCCAACAGTAAATCAGCAATCAAACGTATCAATGAATAATGGAATGTCTGTTATTCCTATTACGAATGTAACAACACCTAACGTAGCAAGTCCTGTAATTGTTGTTTCAAATAACAATAACAGTGTTATATTATCTGGAGTTGAACAAAGAATAGACACAACTAATGAACATGCTGCTGCTTTGGTTGTTGTACAACAGGAAGCCAATATGCGAATCTTGGAAAGATTGAATGAAATTGAAGATAAGCTAACAATCATTGAAAATGCAGCTAGATTGGAAATGGTAAAATAATAAACACGTTATAATACAAAGGGGATAGAAATGTCTCCTTTGTTGTGTTGATATTTTCATGTTTCGTATTATGTAAGAGGTGTTAAGTTTATATGATTAAAAGTAGAACATGGGTTGTCAATATACATTGTATTGACATAAACAACATTGAACGTATACTTAATTTCTCAAGTGGTGAGTACATTGATGAAAATAAGATATATTACGATGTTAGAATTAAACAACCATCGCTAGTATCTGTAAATGGATACTCTGGAGCAATTCTTCAAAGTGATAGTGAGAGTAGTGTTGGTGAAATTGAATTAGTGAATGTTGATAGAGAATTAGACTATTTAGCAGATTATGCGTTCGATGGAAGAGATTGTAGAGTATTTTTGATAGACGAGTATGGAAATAAATCTAACACGATGAACTTTGTTATAAACAATATACGATGGTCATCTACAACGGTTTCATTTGTTCTAAGAAGTTATCACTCACTACTTGATACACAACATCCTAATAACACATACCTAGGAAATAACATACTTCCTTTTGGATTAGAAGGAACTAGCGACATTGTTGGTAATGTCAAACCTAGGATATACGGAAAGGTTAGTCATGTATCTGGTGTATTTGTAAACACGAGTAAATTGGTGTATCAAGTGTGTGATAGCGATGACGTTTTAATTACAGAGGTTTATGATAAAGGTGTTCCGATAGACTACCAACAGACGTTTTCAAATTATGATTCATTTATAAATACTACAATTGAAACTGGACATTACGTTGTTTATAAAGGTTATTTCAGATTAGGTAGTAAGCCTGTTGGTGTAGTTACATGCAATGCTCAACGTCAATCTATATCAGCAAACAACACATTGGTGAATGTCATAAACGATTATAATTCTAAATACAACAGTGATATTTCAGTTTATTTAGATGTCGAGCAACTCATAAGAGATTATGAAGTAGGAATATACATAAATTCAGAAATAAACACGTCTAACATAGTGAATTTAATATCAAGAAGTATTGGGTGTATGTATGACGTTGTTAATAATCAAGTTTATTTGAGTAGGGTGAATTTAGAAGTTGGTTCATGTGACATTGAATTGTTCGATTACAATATCATTTCAATAGAACGCAACGCTACAGCTTTAGGTGATAATTCAATTCCAATAAATAAGGTTACAGTCATGTATGACAAAGTAAACACAACTGTTTCAGAACCTGCCGGAAGTGTAAATGAATCAGACGCAGCTAGACTAAGTACTTCAACAAGAAGTAGTGTTTCGATAAATAGTGAAATTATATTAAGAAACAAACTTTCAAAATCATTCTCATTTGAATCTTGTCTAAATAAACAATCTGAAGCTGAAGAGTTGTCAAATTGGATGTTATCCATCCTTTCAAGGAAAAGGGTTGACGTCTACTCTGTTAAAGTTAGATTAGATGTTGAACTTATAAATAATGTTAAGATAGGAAACACTGTTAAATTAAACACATACAAACTAAATTTAACAAACGGAATATACACTTCAATTATTGGACATACTATTGACGCAAAGAATGGAAGAATTGAATTAAAACTGATAGGAGGTGTTCATGTATGACAACATCGAATTTTAATGAAAATGTTTGTATTTGTTGGCCTAATAGAATAAACCAAAGTACGTTATTGTCAGAAGGTGTCAATTACGAACAAACTCTTCCATTAGACAATGTAAAGAATAGGATTTTTAGTAAGAAGGCTAGAACTGTTTCTGTTGAAAATGATTCTGTAGTAAACGTGTATTTTGATAGAGCTAGAACAATTGGTGTATTTGCTATTGCTGCACACAATCTAAGTGCATTGGCACATTGGAAAATAACAGCGTATTCGATTGATGATGTCGTTGTTTATGACAGTGGTACTATCCCAATTTGGACAAGTATTCTTCCAGCTAAAGGGTTGGAATGGGAAGATGATGGATTCTGGTGGTGGGATGGTGTGACATTAGACATTGATAGTGAAACACAATACACACCAACAAGCATTCACTTCTTTGATAAAAATTATGAAGTAAGAAGAATCAAGATTGTAATTTCAGATAATACAAACCTAAACGGATACATTGAATACGGTAGACTGTTTACAAGTGAAGTGTTTCAACCTGAAATAAATGCAGAATGGGGAATATCATTCAGTCATCAAATAGAATCAGAGATTGACGTAGCAATGGATGGAACTGAATACATTGACAGAAAGACAAGTAGAAGAACAACATCGTGTTCTTTTTCATCGCTTAGAACAAGTGAAGCATTCCTGAAGATGTTTGCTATGCAACGTGACCAAGGTATTGATAGGGAGATTCTATTCGCTCAAACACCTATCGACAGTGATGAATTTTATTATCGTAGTTTTATTGGAAGAGCTAGTCAGATAGATGCTATTGCTCAACCATATTTGAATAAGCATTCAACAACATTAAACTTTATTGAGATTGTTTAGAGGGTATTAAATGACAAGTGTAACTTTTGACGAAAGTATTGGTGGTGATGGTAGTACAGTAAGTGATGATAACAATCCCATTACAGGATTAGGTAATGGTGGGCACAGACAACGATTTGTTCCAGCACTGGCGAATGTTGTAGGAATTGCTAACTTTATTAAAAATTCAGCAACTGGTGGGAGTAGTCGCATGTGGGATAGTGTTGTTGCTGTTGTCACAACAAGTCCTTCACTTATTGGTTTGTTTGAGGTTAATGGTTACATGCTACAAGAAGGTGATAGGGTGTTAGTTGTTGGTAAAAATGTTAAGAGTCTTAACGGGCTTTACATTGCTCGCACTACAGCTTGGACTAGAACAGATGATGCTAACAATAGTTCAGAGTTTACCGATGGTAAAATCGTAGTAGATAGTAATTCAGGTATTATTTATGTATTCAACAAACCTGCTAATTTTGAACTAGGTGTATCAGACGTTGTATTTAATACCGTTTCTGCTACCGACATTGGTGCTCAACCTTTAGATACTACTCTGACATCGTTAGCAGCTTTACCAAGCATTCAACAAAACAGGATGATTTACACAACAGGCGTTGATACATGGTCTGATACTCACGTTACTGACTTTGGTAGAGCACTGTTAGCTTCTGACGATTACAATGAAATGATTAACGAATCTAACTTGCGTTCGATATTTCAACCATTAGATTCAACCTTGACAGGGTTATCAAACACTCCGATTGATAGCTCAAATAGGCTAATTTACAGCACTGGTGTTGACACATTCTCGACAACAACAATCACACCGTTTGCTAGAAGTTTGCTAGATGACACAGACGCCTTGGCAATGCGTACTACAATAGGTGCTGTAGACGCTCAGTATGTGGCTAATTACGTTGAAAACAACACGGGTGGTATAGACCTATCGGGTTACGCTCAATTGGCTGGAGCGTCGTTTACGGGCGTTGTAAGCGGTATCACACCAACGCAAGAAGATGACAGTAATAAGTTTGCAACAACCGAATGGGTTAACGATAAATTTGCCACCATTGGTAGCGTAGGTTCTGGTGGCAGCTTTGCAACAATGGTGTATGAACGAGGAACTGCCAAGGTTGTTAGGTACAGTAGAAACCTATCTGTCAGTGTAGAAGGTAACGGTTACATTGATGTTGTGTTTGATACGCCTTGCTCGACTCAATACTACACAGTGAATGCAACAACCAACAATCATTTTATTAATACCGATGGTTATCTGATTGCTCCTTCAATAAAGGTTCCAAAAGCGAACATGAGCGTGAACGGGTTTAGAGTTGACTTTAGCACTCAATTTGTAAACTCGATTGGCGATGACTTGGTATTTATCAATGTCAATGTGTAGAGAGTGATAATATGAGCAACTACTGCACAATGTTTCCAGATACTGTAAACGGAATTGATATATCTGAATGCTGTAAGAAACACGATATTGCATACAGTGAACAAATTGACAAACACGCTGCCGATATTGAACTTTACCAATGTATTAAAGATTTAGATAAATCAGACCAAACATTACAGGTAATAGCATTGATTGTTTTAGCTGGTGTTTGGTGGTTTGGTAGATTATGGTGGTATTTATCAAATATAAAAGAGGTGAATAAATGAACGAAAAAAATGAAGATGCTGTTAAGCAAACCGTAGACTTGAAATATGTAGGGATTAAAGTGTTGCACACTTTAGGACGCTATATTAAGCAACCGTCTACTTGGAAAGGTATTTCTTTGTTGTGTTTAGCTGGTGGATTGTACGTTGACCCTGTTCAAATTGAACAATTAGGCGCTGGTCTAATTGCGTTGATTGGCTTAATCGACACAATGATTGATGAAGAAAAGAAATGAAAGTAAACGAACAACAACTTAAAACACTGTTGAGCAAAGTGTTCGATGTTGTGTTCAAAGAAAGTAAATACAAAGACGATGTGATTTTAGTCATGTCGTCTTATTTACCAGTATTCAGCATTGACACAACTGAACGCATTGCTTCATTCCTAGCACAAACAGGATACGAGTCTCAAGGTTTTACAAAGCTGATTGAAAATATGAATTATTCAACAAGCGGACTATTGAAGACTTTTAGTAGAAACAGAATCAGTGCTGAAGATTGTGAAAAGTATGGAAGAAATGAACAACACGAAGCTAATCAACAAGCGATTGCCAATGTTCTATACGGTGGAAAATTCGGAGCTACTGCTTTAGGTAACACTGAATCAAATGACGGTTGGAATTTTAGAGGTAGGGGATGGATTCAACACACGGGTAGATACAACTACAAAGCCTTATCTAAAATGACAGGATGGGATGTTTTAACGAATCCTTCTTTGTTAGAAAAACCAGATTATGCAACGTATACAGCCATGTTATTTTGGACTAAGGGTAAATTGAATGATTTAGCTGATAAATCTGATGATAAAGCCATTTGTATTAAAGTGAATGGTGGACTGAACGGTTATAACGAGAGAGTCATTCTAAAAAATAAAATTAAAAATGTGATTCTAGACAACCTTTAATGGTGGAATTGCCACTGTAATAGTCGTAGACACGTTAGGGAGGGAAGATTGTTGGAAAACTCTGAAATTCACACAGGTGCTGATAATAATGGTAATTCAAAATTAGACCATAATGTTAGCAATAGAGTAAGCGGAATTGAACGACATTTAGCAATCATGGATTACCGCTTAGGTAATAATGAAAAATTACTAACTGAAATCAATGAAGCAATTAAACAACTTGTAATTATAAATCAAGAACAAAAAGCAATTCGTGATGACGTACACGAATTACGGATAGAATTAGGTAACAAGAAATCAGAACTTGATAAAATCAAAATGAAGGTTGAAAACTCTTCTGGTGCTATTGTTGGTGCTGTTACGGTGTTATCCATTTTTCTAGCAGTTGCTGGATATTTAGCAGATAACAGTTTGACAGATATTAAAAACTTGCACGACAAAGTAGGCGGGTTAGAAACACAGATTGAAATAATGAAGTCAAAGTAGGATTGCTGAAATAACAAGGATGTTTTAATAAAAAAGTCCTGTTGTAAGGATTACTAAAATCATCACAACAGGACTACGTCTAACAATCAGATATTGTGTAAATTAAATCTCTTTCAACCTTTGTATAATGTGTAAAGCAAGCGTCATATAGTCATTCACTTGCTCAACTGTTGGATATTCTAGGTCAGACATGGCACGGATTCTTTGTAGAGTGTCACATCCACTACAAGAACCGTAGCTAATCTTCACACACCAATACTTGTCAGGTTGGTATCCACCAGCACCAATCACATATACAAGTGTTCCTTGGTATTCACCATCATCAATCATGTGTATACGCTTTGGATCAGGACTATCCCAATCATCCCCAGATTTAGAGATAATCTCTACTACACCACGCACGATGTCAGTGTAGGTATTTGGGTGTTTCGCTGAAAACTTTTCGCGCAATTCGTCACTTTTTTCAAACCACACTTTCACAAATTTATCAATCATTTGAATGCCTCGGTTGATTCATTTTTGGAATGTTGCCGTGCTGGAACTGGCACGAATCTTACCAATGTGTCTTTAGCACGTCAACACTCACAAAACAGATAAACGTGTCGTCAAGCCTTATTCGATTTTACCAATTCGACTGTTTTAGGCAATGACAGGAATTTTACAGGCTCTTTGGTACGCTCGTTAGCTCCAGATAAGATAGCTGCTTTGTGCAGGTCATTCAGCGAATAACGACCTTCTTTGTCACGACGAATTTGAATGTTGAAGCATACTAAGTTCATAGTCTTACCTTTGTAGGCGTAGTGTGAAATACCAAATTGGTAGTATGTGATTATTGTTTAAGGCGCACTCTAAGTCAATATACATTAAGAGTGCGCCTGCGTGTGTTATTTAGTTATACACCTTTCAACTTCTCCATCGCTGCATCAAAGTCAAAAAAGGGCGGGCTTAACTCTGCTTTACACCTTGAGTACAGGTGGATATGCCCTGACTCACGGCCTCTCAGGGTGCCGGAATAGTGGAAAAGGTCACTATCAAAATCTGTAATCTTTTCGTCACACACGTCGCAATTAATGGCTTCCATTGGGTACCTCATAGTGTTCATTAGATAACAAATCAGGCTCACTCTATAAGCAGATGAGTGCGCCTGCCTGACTTATTTAATTAAGTCGACCAGCTCGTTCAATAGCCCAAGCCTTGCGTATTAAAGGTAAGACTTGAGTTATAATCCAGTCTTTGAATTCTTTAACTTCTAGTTTACGGCTATTAATAATAGCTGAATACAGTCCGAACTCGTTGATTACATTCATTTTGCGGTCTTGCATAACACCTTTTGAGTTGATAGTGGGTATTCCGAAGGCTGCCATATCCAACGAATCTATGTTGCGTTTCATTTCAGTAATGTTTTTATACCCCAGGATAGGCGCTATATCTTCAGCAGAGAACCAAGCATAACCGTATGAGTTAAAAGCAGTGCGGATGGTTTGGTTGTCGTAGGTGAAAGTTATGATGCTCATCACATTTATTCCTATTTTGATTAGTAAAAGTTCGAGCTAACATCAGCTTTTGTCACCGATAGTTAGCTCTTATTTTGCCGAGTTTCCCTAGACACTGCCTAAAATCTATTCATTAGCAGTTAAGTTGTCAGATTGGAATTGCTCGTTCAAAGGTATTTGTGGATTATATAGCAATCAAGGGATTCTTGATAGAAAATCCACATGCAGGGCGACTGGTGGATGATTCCCTAACACCTAAAGACATCTAATCAATTAGATATTCATTAGCATTGGCAGACAGTCAATATCATAGCATTCATTGTACCCAGATTTAGTAAAGACCTGTTTAGATATTTCGGTTGGTATTTTATAGTCCTTGACCAGTTGCTTTGCGTATGATTCTACCACTAAAGCGTCACGTTTATTTTCCAAGGGGATACGGAGGTGTTCGGTGATGGTTAAGTCATTTGGTAAACCGTACTTGGTGTACCGCTGGTCTGGGCGATTGCTAATACCTAACTTGATGATGTCCCCTACTTGGATGACATAGAAATAGCTTGGGTCACTGAAATGTGTGTGTATACAGTGAGGACAGTCGTAGGAACCATTTAGATAATTACCTGATTTAACTTTCACGATGGTGTCTGAGCAGCTATGTTGGATGTTTACATACGTCTGTTTGTTTTCACGGTAGTGGTCAATGAACGTCCAGCCATCCTTGGGTGCCGCTTTGTACTTGGTTATCTGACATGCTGCACATTTCACCGCTCCGCGTCTAATAGCACCCTGATGATAATCATCAACATGTCCACAGACATTACATGAGCATTTAGAATAGACACCTCCAGCCCTTCCTACCCAGGTAAATCCAACAGCCGAACACTCTTCGCGCATCTTTGTCTCATGGCAGTGAGAGCATTTCACATTGCCGCGTCGAATATCTCCTTGACCATAATCATCAACATGCCCACACACGTTACATGAACATTTTGAATGACTCTTGTTAACCTTTGCTATCCATGTCAATCCAACGGCTTTGCACTCTTCACTCATCTTTGTATCAAGGCAATGAGAGCATTTCACATTGCCGCGTCGAATATTGCCTTGTTGATAATCATCAACATGTCCACACACGTTACACGAACACTTTGAGTATTTTGCATCGACCTTTACAAGCCAAGTAAACCCAACAGCCGAGCATTCTTCACTCATCTTTGTTTCATGGCAGTGAGAGCATTTCACCTTGCCTAGTCGGATAGCACTCTGATGATAATCATCAACATGTCCACACACGTTACACGAACACTTTGAGTATTTTGCATCGACCTTTACAAGCCACATCAATCCGACAGCCGAACACTCTTCACTCCACTTCATCTCTTTATCATTCATACCCAATCACCTAAATTTTCAATCATCATTGCAAAAAAGTATTCCGATATTGTCGTATGTGATTATTGAATTGTCAATGAGATTGCACTATTCCAACGAATGCCAAACCAACTCCAAGAGAGCGATATTGCCCCTACAGGTGATGTCGATTGGCATTGAAACCGTACAAATTTTCACACCTTATCCGTGATTTATAAACCTCTACAAACAACAAACCCCACAAACGTGGGGCTGTAAATGGGGTTACACCTGCTATAGATGATGATAGTACAAAGTTTGCCACAACTGAGTGGACTAACAACAAGATAGAATCCATGAGTGGTAGTGTGGGTGGTGGAAGCGGTGGCAGTTTTGCTGCTATGGTTTATAGAAGACCTAATAACGGTTCGAGTGAAGTGGTTTACAGTAGAAATCTTACATTAACAGAAGGTGATGGTTTTATTAATTGTTATTTTGAAATACCTTGTACAGAAGACAAATACGTTGTTAATGTGACAACTAACAATTACTTTCAAGATATTGACTTGAATCCTATTCCAATCAGTATAAAAGTTCCATACTTAAATATGTCAAGTACAGGTTTCAAAGTTGATTTTAGTTCAAAATTTTCAGTTTCGTCTGGTGATGATATGATTTACATAAACGTAGTGTATTGATTATTATGAATGACAATAATTATTGTACGTTATTTCCAGATAAGATAAATGGAGTAGATATATCTAAATGCTGTAAGCAACATGACATAGCTTATTCATTACAAATAGAAAAGAAGTCTGCTGACATTGAATTGTATAATTGCATAAAAGATTTAGAAGAATCTAATCCATTTGTACAAATAATTGCGTTAATAGTATTTGGTGGTGTTTGGTGGTTTGGTAGATTGTGGTGGTATTTAGCTGGACGTGAAGATAAAACTATTAAATGAGGGTGTAATTATGAAAACAGAACAATATAAAGAAATTATGAAGTCTACGGTTGGTGTATTTGTTAAATATGCAAAGCAACCTTCAACGTGGAAAGGTATTTCGTTATTGTGTTTAGCTGGTGGTTGGTATGTAGACCCAACAATGATTGAACAATTTGGTATGGGTGTAGCAGCGGCTATTGGATTGATTGACACGTTGTGGGATGAAGATAAAAAATGATATTAAATGAAGAACAAATTAAAAATGTTCTAGTTGAAGTTTTCGACAACGTGTTTAATGACAGTCATTATAAAGAAGACATAATCATGGTTATGTCTTCATATTTGAAAGTATTTAATATAAACAATGTTGAGAGATTGTCTTCATTCTTAGCACAAACTGGCCATGAATCAAAAGGATTTACTTCTTTAGTTGAAAACTTGAATTACTCAACTGAAGGATTACTGAAGACGTTCAGTAGAAACAGGATAACATTTGAAGAATGTGAAATGTATGGGCGCAACGTAAACCATCCAGCAAATCAACAAGAAATCGCTAACATTGTGTATGGTAGGAAATTTGGGATGAAACACTTAGGTAATGTTCTACCTAATGATGGTTGGAATTTTAGAGGGAGAGGTTGGTTGCAGCATACAGGTAGGCATAATTACACAAAACTTTCAAATCTGATAAATCAAAGTGTGTGTTCAGACCCTTCTATATTGGAACATCCTGATTGGGCAACGTATGCAGCAATGATTGTGTGGGACAAGGAAGGATTTAACGATATTGCTGATTCACTTGATGAAAAGTCTGTTTCTATTAAATTGAATGGTGGAACTAACGGATTAAAAGAAAGAATTTCACTAAAGAATAGAATTAAAACAATCATCGTTGAATGTTTGAATAAATATAAGGAGGGATAAATGGAACATCTTGAAAGTAAGATACATACTAGATTTGATGAACATGAACATCATGTTAGTAGTAGAGTGAACGGAATTGAGAGACATTTGGCTGTAATGGATAACAGATTAGGGAATAATGAAAAATTACTTACTGAAATAAATGAAGCAATTAAGCAGTTGGTGATTGTAAATCAAGAACAGAAAGAATTAAGGAATGACATCCATGAATTAAGAAATGATATGGATAATAAGAAAAAAGATGTCGATGCTATTAAAATGAAGTTTGAAAATTCAAAGGGTGTGATAATTGGTGCAGTCACTGTTTTGTCAATGCTGTTAGGTGTTGCTGGTTATCTTGCTGATAGTACTATTGCAGATGTTAAGGAATTGAATGGTAAGGTTTCATCATTAGAAACTCAAATTGAGTTAATAAAAAATAAATAAATTTCTTAAATTAAATTGTAAAATTGTAAAAGACTATCAATCAAGATAGTCTTTTACATTATATTTATTCAACTTAGACAGTGTATTGTTTAAGATTGTCCAGTCATAATTATCGTCTTCAGTTGATAGTATTAGTGACAACTCATGTGTTTCTCTAGAAACGATATTGACGGCATGATACTCGGTCAAAAAACTAGATAGATTTATTTCAAGAGAAACCTCCCAATTACCAATAGTCCATTCAGCCTGCACACCGCCTTCAAGTGTTGGGTACATATATGGCATTGGCAGATTCGAGCTAAAATGTTCGTCGAACATCTGTATCAGACGGGTTAGAGCTGTACAATCAATCGCAATACCTTTACCGTCCATCCAACCATCTTGTAGATTCTTCATATTATCATACCGTGCTTCACTCATATATTTCTCCATAAGACTATCAATTAACATTTTCTTTTAATCTTTATAATTTGTCTGCACATTATAAATAAAATTAACTTAATCAATAAGTAGCATTAGTTGGTCTATTTTCATTTCAAATATCAATCATAAATGCAAAACGACCATATTTATTGATGGTCGTTTTTAATTAACATAATTGATTTATTTAGGTCATGGATTTCTTTGACAATTCTTCAAATTTAAGAGTTGTTTTGTTGACCGTTGTTGAAAATGGTAAAAACGTGTGTTCCGTTTTTAGTCTTTCTAGCCGTAACAAGAACATCTTCATATCTTGTTGCAAAACAGTATTGCTCTCCGTTACTACCTTTACTGATAAGACCAGCATTAATTGTACTAAAAACACGAACAACGGCATCGCTGTTATTCAGATTTGATTCATTTTTTATGATTACCTTAGACATAGTAATCTCCTTAGATGGTAAGCAATTATATCAATCTCAAGAGTAAAAAACAAACTCAATCAACTTTTCAATAGGTAAATCTGGAACATCGTTTGTCTGGTATTTGAACATATACGCATGTTTAGTGACGAATGAAACATTATCTTCAATGCCTTCAATAGGGTTTGCTTTGAATGAAACAGAATACAAGTCATACGTTTTACTTTCATCAAGCCAATCCAATGTTGTGTACGTTGTGTGTACATTCACAAGTGTATCATTATAAGATTCAACTTCTTTTAGGTCTTTTGTTGTTTTGATGAATGTGGATTCTGTATTGAACCCATAATAAATCCCATCATCGAACAAACGCTTACAGAAGCTATAATAATCTTTCATTTGTATCACCATGTTGAATTTTTATTAACGACTACGCACTTCAGAAAAGCTCAGGAAGTGTATATTTAATATTACAAACAACTACACTTTTTAAGCGTTTAAAATCAATCGCAGGGTTACGTTCTTTCTCAAGAATATCGAACAATTCTTCATTGATAAAATCATACCAAATCAGGTTAATAAGTTTCTTCCTATCCAATTCATCACACTGCAACTTATCTTTCGATTTGTAAATCAGGTGTGTTGTTAAGTATTTTTTAACAATTTTAAACTCTAAAGAATTATCAATTGTATACTCCTGCTTTACACCTTTCTTACTGTAGAACGAACTACTAATGACTTTGGCAGAGCATTGATTTTTGAACTTGTTAATAAAGTCATAGTTCTTGACTATCACGCCCTCACTATAAGTATTCGCTATTTCTTGTGCGCGGTTACTGGTTAGAGTGTGATGGAAAATATTTACCAATGGAACATAATCAACTAAACCTTCAGCAAACTCAACCCATTCATCGAACGGTTCAAACTTTCCATTTACTTTTACATCAAAAATACGGAAAGTATTCCAATAACTTTGTGGGTAGTCTTTTATAGTGTGAGGAATCATCCACTCACCGTAAGCAATAGTCCCTTTAGGAAACTTTTCAAGGAAGATTTTAAGACTATTGTTTGATTGAACATACTTGTAAAACCCATAATTGTCTTGAAATTCTGACAATTCACGGTTACGACTTCCAGCTTTTATGTTTCCACTGTCATCTAACCAGATGGAACCATTAGAATCATCCATCTTTTCAAATACATAACAAATACCATTCAAGATTCCTTGTGTAGCAGCGCTTCCTAATGTCTCAACATGATTGTACTTTTCAAACATTTTAACACTCCTATATATTATGAATAATTATCAGAAATTGAATTTATCGTTTTACGAAAAACTTACCGTTTCTTTTAAGAACTCCATCTTCCACTGCCTTATTAAACACTTCAGATGATTCCTGTAAGCTCAAAGAATTTTCAGATGCCCATTTTCTCATAACTACTTTTTCACCATGTGAAAGATTATCTAAATACGATAACAATGAATTTCTAAGTTTATCCTCTTTACGTCCACCACTCAAAGAGGTTCCCATGTCGCGCATTTTGCTTGGGTTTGATAATAAAATCAATACAGGAACAAGCTCCAGACACAATGAGAACAATACAGCCAACACCTTTACACCAGTGTCAGTAATGGTGATAGCATTATTCGTCTTATTTTCAGCTATCTCTTGAATAACATTCAACCTTTTAGAAGATAAATCGTTCAATGAAACGCTTAGGTTTTCTAATTTAGATTCATGTTCCAATCTTTCTGTCTTTCGTTGTTGTTTTCTTAATTCGTCAATAGTAACGCTTGTTTCTGCAATTCGTTTTTTCATGTCAACAATCTGATAATCAAGCACAGACAGTTTTTCATTCAATACACTTACAGTAATTGAGCTTTTAGTTTGTAATGCCGATGCCATTCTGCTAAATGTACTACTGAATGATATTACAGTAAATGACATAGCAACAAACACAATTCCGAATGCCAACAACTTCTTATTTGAAGAATACATTTTCACACCTAATGGGTAGAACAAGTATTTACAAATATCCAATATCACTGCTGATAAACATACAACTACACACAAAAATAAATCATCAATGTTGTATTGAATGTTCACCACAACAGTTATAGCTGTAAGAATTGAAAGAACTAAAGCAGACAAATTTAACACTTTATTGAAAAGCATAAAAACACCCTGTAGAGTTGGTAGTGGACACTTTGTGTTTAACACTTTGTGTTGAATACCGCATCATACAGGGTGTATGTTTTATTTTCTACTAATAATTAAACAAATTGACAACTTCTTTTTCGTTAATTGTTACGATTACATTTGTTACCTTAATACAATCATCATAAAAACCAGATATTACATATGACGTGTGTCCAGTTGACAATTCAACTTCATTGTTTAATTCTGATAGGTGTTTGCAAAGTTGCTTTGTACATAAGCAATGAATTATACGATTGTTGACATTAAAGTTTATAATGTTACTTGAGCTAACATACCCTTTAGATTCAATCCACTGTTCAATTGTGTTTATATTTTGTTTACTAACATCTTCATGTTCAATAATGTCGTAACAAAAATCTATGTACTCTTTCAAAGAGTTAATCATCTAAATTCAACCTTTAATTGTTTAACTATCCAAACATGGTGGGTCTGAACGGACTTGAACCGATAATCAATCTTTTATGAGCAGAGTGCTTTAACCATTAAGCTACAGACCCAACATCTTATAAA